TTCACCAAAAAACATTACGTGGTGGTGCTAACTTCTTAGTAACGTCTCCGACAGTTGCAACTATCCTTGAGTCAATCCCAGGATTTGCTGCTGACACAGATGGTAACAAAATGGAATTTGCAGCAGGTGTACAAAAAATTGGTTCAATCAATAACCGTTACACTGTATACAAAAACCCATATATGACTGAGAATGTAATCCTTATGGGATTCCGTGGTGCACAGTTCCTTGAAACAGGTGCTGTATTTAGCCCATATATTCCATTGATTATGACTCCGCTTGTATACGATCCAGTAAACTTCACTCCACGTAAAGGTGTTATGACACGTTACGCGAAGAAAGTAGTTCGTCCAGAATTCTACGGAAAAGTATACGTACACGGTCTTACCACACTTTAATAGTTAATTGATTTAATTATTTAACTAATTAACCAGTTAAGGTAAATAAGAGAGGGTGGCTTCGGTCACCCTTTCTTACTGTATGAATATTTATATTAAAAGATTATGGCAGTACCACACAATAAGTATTCGATGCAAGCAATTATACGTTACGATGGACGTTTAGTTGATGTTTTAGACCGGATTCGAGCAATTGAATTAGTATTAATGGTTCATATAGAACAAGACCTAGGTCCAGACAGAGAACTAGTTACTATTAAAATAATGACTTCATATCCACCTAGAAAAACATATTTAGCAATTCGCCAAGCATGTTTAGGAAAAATAGAAACATTGAAGGATATGACACTTCAAGAATCTACACTTACAAAATTGTTTTAAATTATTAATAAGGTTATTATGGCTACACAAAACCGGGAGAAAACTCCTCCAAAAAATGACATTAAGTTTTCAATTACATTATCAGAAGAACAAAAACAAGCAAAATCAAAGATTATAGAAACTCCTTTTAATTTTATATTAGGAAAAGCTGGGTCCGGTAAAACATTATTAGCAGTTCAAATTGCATTAGATATGTTTTTTAAAAGACAAATTAATAAAATCATCATAACACGACCTACTGTATCAAATGAAGATAATGGATTTCTTCCCGGCTCATTAGAAGAAAAAATGGAACCATGGTTAGTTCCGTTACGTAGCAATATGCGTAAAGTATACAATAAGCCAGACATTCTAGAAAAAATGGAAAAGGAAGAAAATATTGAATTAGTTTCTTTAGCACACTTTAGAGGTCGAACATTTGACCATGCTATTTGTATTGTAGACGAATTTCAAAATTTAACAAAACAACAACTTCAAATGGTATTATCTCGTTTAGGTAAGGATAGTATAATGATCTTAACGGGAGATAGATATCAAGTTGATTTAAAATTTAATAATGATTCAGCAGTTCACGATGTTCCTAAATTGACCAAGTCAAAATACGTAAATGAAATCATATTACTTGACAATCATCGCCATGAAGCATTAGATGAAATTTTAAAACTGCTAAATGAAAGATATTGATATTTATATTTAAAAGGGAAACATCATGGATTATTCAGAAAACAAACCAATTTGGCCAGGCAGTTCTTCATTTTCTGCAGGATCGACACCGTTTGGTTTTTTTGATACAGATCCAGTTTTTCAAACTCACGCAGATAAATTTGCAAAAGCAGCAGCACAACATTTAGGATATCCCATAATGGATGTCGAAATGCAAGCAATAAATTTTTATACTGCATTTGAAGCAGCTGTAATTGAATATTCAAATCAAGTAAATCAAGTAAACATTGTTAACAACTTGATGAATACATTAGGTGTACAAACAGCTTCTGCATTTTTAGATAACCAAGGATTTACTGGTGCGATGATTGGAAATTCTTTTGGATATATAACAAAACTTTCAAAAGCATATGGTACTGAAGCTGATAGTGGAGGGACTTTGCGTTGGCATTCTGCTTCAATTGATGTTGTTCCAGGTCAACAAACATATAGTTTAAGAGAAGCAGTTTCTGCATCGTTAGGTATAGAAATTACAACTAGTTCAATCGAAGTAAAACGAGTTCTTCATAATGCACCGCCGGCTATTGTAAGATATTTTGATCCATTTGTAGGAACCGGTTTAGGTTCACAACAATTACTAGATGCATTTGACTTTGGAGGTTTTTCTCCATCAGTGTCATTCATGATGATGCCAATAAATGCAGATTTATTTAGATTGCAAGCTATCGAATTCAATGATCAGATACGTAAATCTAGTTACTCATTTGAGATACACGGCGATGATATAAAAATATGGCCGGTGCCAATATCAGGTACAGGTTCATCATCATCTACGCCATTTTTTACAAAGGTATATTTTGATTTTATTTTTGATGATGAAAAAACTAAAGATGCACTTTTATTCGGCAATACAGCACTTTTAAACGATGTTGTTAGCGACGCATCAAATATACCATATACATATCAAAACTACGCTAACATTAATGATATGGGGCGTGCGTGGATAATTAAATATGGTATTGCGTTAGCAAAAGAAATGTTAGGATTAATTCGCAATAAATATAGCAGTGTTCCAATACCAAACGGCGAAGTAACACTTAATGGTTCTGATTTGGTTTCACAAGGACAAACAGAAAAAGGTGAATTAATAACACAACTGCGAGAATTTTTAGACAAAATGACAAAAGAACAAATGATAACCCGTCAAAATGCAGAAGCAACTCAAATGCATGAAATGTTATCTAAAGTTCCATTAAAAATTTATGTCGGATAAGGAGATAAAACATGGCACTTTTTGGCGGAATACGAGATGCAAGATTTATAGCCGCAGTTAATTCGGAACTAATTAATGCTATTATAGATACTGAAATTGAATTTTATAAATTAGTTGTAGAAAAAAGTGCATCTAATTTATATGGAGAATCTGAATCTAAATCATATTATGATTCTATTTTAATTCCATGTGTTATTACTAAAGAATCTAAAACTGCAAACATGGATGACTACGGACATTCTTATACAAGAACGGCACAATTTGCTATTTCTAGAGATATATTAGAACGCGCAGATTTTTATCCAGAAGTAGGAGATATTGTATTTTGGGATAATGAATATTATGAATTAGATAATGTTGATGCAAATCAATATTTTGCAGGAAAAAATCCAGAAACATGGCCAAATGGTTCAGACCACGGTTATAGTGTTTCTGTTATTTGTGATGCACATGCAACACGCCAAACTCCATTCGGAATTACTAACTTAAGAAAAGGTGGAAATAATTTATCTCCAGCATATAAAGGATAAGGAAAGTAATGTCCAGAATAAATCGACAAAATATTGACAGAAAAACAAATAAGCCAAATCCTACTACTACAGAAGGAATTACACCAGATATTATATTAAACCGAGCAAATCAAACTCGCAGAGATGATGATATAGTACGTAGTCCAAAACGTACGATTTATGATATTGATTATGCAATAAAATGGTATATAGAAAATGAAATACAACCACAAATTATTGCAAATGAACAAATGTTATCAGTTCCTGTAATTTTTGCAGCAGGAGAAAAATGGGATAATGTCCGACGTTTAGGCTATTTACGAGATGAAAAAGGAATGTTGCAATCTCCATTAATTATGTTAAAAAGAAATAGCGTAGTTGAACGAGATGAACAAAAAACATTAGATGTTAATAGACCACAACCTGGAAATTCTATAATTTATAAAGGACGTTATAATGAACGTAATCGATATGAAGATGAATTATTTCCAATTCCAAAAAATGAACCGCAATTTTCTCAAAAAGTTTATGTTGTTGATATACCTAAATATGTTACTGTAGAATATGATATGATGCTTTGGTGTGATTTTACACCGCAGCTTACTGGATTAGTTGATCAAATTTTAACATATAATAGATTTTCTTGGGGTAATGAAGGAAATAAATTTCCGGCATCACTAGGATCAGTGTCATTCGAAACTACAAATACAGTAGGAGAAGATCGTTTAGTACGAGCAACTATTCCAATAACTGTTAATGCAACATTATTAGCAGAACAAGAAACTAGATTCGAAACAATTAAAAAAATGTATTCGGTTAAAAAAGTTACATTTGAAACTGTAGTATCATATGATAGTATTTTTAATTCAACAGTTGTACCAAATTCAATATTGAAAACTGGAGCCGGGTCTATACAAATTGATGATAATATTTATTTAAAAATAACGCCAGAAATTATGAATTATTTAACAAATATTACAGAACAACTTGCTACATATGTTTCTGCAACTACAGTAACCGTTTCTGCTGCAGCAGCAATTAATCCGATAACTGCCGGCACTGCAAATAAAAATGAATTTGATGTATATATAAACGGTCAATATGCAGATAAAATAACATATACATGGACACCGACAACATCTGCTACACA